CTTGTTAAATTGGATGCAGATGGTGTGTTGCCAGTAGAACCACTGGCGTATATTAATATCGGTGTATAACCTGTCTGTGCCATGTTAAATCCTTTGCCACATTATATATCTAAACATTAAAATCCTCCACCAGAAATACCACTTGTTATTGCGCTATTGGTGGCGTTGAAGGTCAAACCTGTACTTGTGTACTGAGGCTGGTTGCCAGTTGTAGCAGCAGCATAAATAATGTAGTTTGTAGCTCCGGAGCCAGCTGTTAAGGCCAAGTTGGTGGCGTTGGTGGCGTTGGTTGCAGCTCCGACTGACAAAGCGGACTGCGCTACGTAAGTTGGAGCAGACGCTCCAGCAGTTAGCACATAATTAGTGGTTCCCAAAGCCAGAGTGGTAGTTGTTCCAGCTCCAGACTGATAAACTATAGATCCAGCAGCGCCTCCAGTTACGTTGGTCGCCGTAGTTGCGGTGGTGGCCGATCCGACGGACAAAGAAGATTGGGATACATAAGCCGGGGCAGAGGCTCCAGCCGTTAGCACATAGCCAGAAGTGCCTAAAGAAAGCATTGTAGTAGTGGCAGCGGCTGTTTGATACACAATAGAGCCCGCAGCTCCACCGGCTACATTGGTCGCCGTAGTCGCCGTGCTAACAGCCCCACTTACTTGACTGCCAGGCAAACTAAGCGCGCTTAATGTCACTAACGTAGAATTAGAGGTTGCGGTCACATTGCCGGCGTTGGTTGCAGTCACGGCGTTGGTGGCGTTGGTCACAGCAGTTGTGCCAATAGCTGTCACAATTTGCGCGGGCGACGCCGTGGTTAAAGCCGTAGTTCCACTGCCGTATAACAAACCGGCTGTAAAAGTAGTGGCTCCAGTGCCCCCACTAGATACAGGAACCGTACCACTAAGGGCTGTTACCGGAATAGTTGTAGATGAAGTAACATTGCTTGCGCCATTGGCGTATAAGTACCCATTTAAGCTTGAAACTGCTAAATTAACTGTGGTTAAGTTTGTATACCCCGAAGTCGAGGCAATTACACCCGCAATGGCAGACGTGGTAGTCTGCACCGTTTGCCCGTTCTGAACTACAGGTACAAGCTCTAAACCAGTTAGGGCTGTAGGTGGTGTGGGTAGCTGTGATATTCTTATGTTTGCCATGTTTATGGTGTTCCTGTCGCAATGAGTATTCCTTCCACGGCTATACCAACCGCAGCCGTACTACTTGGAGTGTTAGCTTGCCATTGAATATCTGTCTTTGCCGCATAAGCACGAGGTGCTACCCTATAAGAAGTATAGCTATTTCCAAATGGAGCTTGTAGCAAAATAGTTATTAATCCAGAACTGTTTTGTGTAAATACACGGTATGTACAGTATGAGCTAGATAAGTTACCAACCTGATTTGTATAAGCATTTACCCTAGTTAGATAAAAAGTATATCCATTGGGAACGGTATATATCATGGCTTGGCTTTTACCATTTCCAGCCGCAATTTCGGCGTATTGAACGGTCTTCCCCGCATTTCCTAGATTAATAATACCTACAGCGTTAACCGTTCCTGCAACTTGTATCCCATTGATTCTTAAGTATGAATTTGCCGTAGTTACGCCTGTTGTGCCATTGGTTAAAGTCAAAGTTTCTGACAATAAGTTGTAGCTTGAATCAAGCCCGCTAATTAATACTGATACATTTGTGTCCGATCCAGATGAGCTCCAAAGTAACATTGTTGACGCTGAGCCTGGGTATGTATAAGTAGTAGTATTTTCCCAAATAGGAATAAAAGTTGTACCAACTGACGCTTGATAGCCATAAATATTAACTACAGATGCGCCAGTAACAAGCCCCCTAGCAACTTGCAAATAAGACGGCAAAGCAAGAGATGACTCAGTGTTAGTAATTGCACTATTAGGATAGGAGGTAATCATACGTATTGCACTCCGCCAATGTTAATGGTTACACCTGTAGTCGATGCTTGAGCTTGAATAGTCCAACCCGCCGATAAAGTTTGATTGCCTGTCCATTGCACGGTTTGATTTCCAGAAATAGCTGCTTGGTAAAACAAAGCGTTTCCTGTGCCTGGAGATTTAGTAACCTGCACAAGATAGATTGTAAAAGTAGCCGCCGTAGAGTTGGTGTTGCAAACAGTAATGTCTTGAACACTTGTTAATGTCAAATTAGGCGCGGTGTATAAAGTAGCAATAGACGTAGTTAGGGCTGCTTGCCCCAAGTTCATCTGCGTTGCTGTTTGATACTGCGCCATATTAAGGACTCAAGTTATCCAAGTTACCATCAATTTTATCCTGAGAAGTCTCAGGTGCTATGCCCCACTCACCAGCTCCAGGATTATTTGTGTTAACCTGATTCGGGTCGGTGGTTAACGCGCTATCCTGCTCCGCCACATCTGCATCAGGTCTAGGAAACCTAATTGAAATTTTTTCAGGCTGCCTTGCAGGCAATCTATACGGGTCTCTTTCATCATTGCAACCTTCATTGCAAACTCTTAACCCAGGTATGTTTCTATCTTCACTTATATCACTATAAGCACGTTTCATCTTACAACGATCACAAATCGCGATCGACAATACCGCGTTGCCCCTAGTATTTAGCCACTTACTCATCTTGTGTAAGGTGCAATATTAGGCGCAAAATAAATCGGTGACTTATCTCTTTCTTCCTGCTCCGCTTGAAGCCACGTTTCATTAGCCTCCGCTTTCACAATTGCGTATCTATTTGGGTCAACGCTTGGCAATTCAAGAGCCATTTGCTGCGCCAACATATTCTGAATGGCCAAATACCATCGCTGTGGAATTTCAAGCGAGCCTGATAAAGAACCTACATCCTGTACGTACCTGGCGCACCAAGCCACAATCTGAGGCGCGTAATTATTAGGTGCTGGCCACAAATACATAGAAGGCTGAGGTATAGTTCTATCAAACCAGTATTGTAAAGGCCTATAGCTTGCAAAATTCTTATTAGGCAAGTTAGTGTAATCATCACGGTTTAAACGAGCCAGAGGAATCTCAGTTGCGTTTGAGCCAAAAACTACCTGGTAAACACCCATGTTTACACCCGCAGTCTGCAAAATTCTCCAATATGGTGCCGTTGCAGATGGGTCTAAATCATAATAAATCCAAGTCCCTGATACCCAACTTGTTGCTCCTGGCGCGTAAATTGTGGTCCAAGTACTTCCATCTTGTGAGTATTGCAACAAAACGGTGACCGAGCCCGTAACGGCAGGCAAAATACCAATAGTTCCCATGTAAATAGGGGAACCTGTACCATTATTAATTCCAATTGAGCTGGTATTATTTGTACATTGACAAATATTGGTGTATTGCCCATCAAAGGCGTAGGAACTATTTCCTGTAGTGCTGTACCCGCCGGTTGTGTTTTGTGTAACCGTTCGATAATTGGCGTTCAATACATCATTCATACCTACAGGCAAGTAATTGATATACTGATCAGGCACTAAGCCATACACTACTTTTTGAATGCACCAGTACTGTATGCCTCTATTAACTAGGTTGGAAAGTAAAAAGTAAAGCGCTTGCTTTGAAGCCTGCACTTGTTCAACCGTCAGCTCCTCGGCTAACTTACCACAGCGACGAGCACCGCTATCAATTAGATTTTGAACAGTAATGACTGTTGTTCCAACTGTTCCACTAGTGCTCATGTATTACCACCCTTTTATATCATACTTTTTAGCTGCGCCGCCTGTCTTACAATGCCATCTATGTAATGAAGCTGCTTTTCTTGTTGGGCGCCCTTTATCATCTTTCATTGGGCCTGGCATACCGCTCATACGAGCACAAAAAGAATTATGTCTGGCGCCTTTTGCTTGAGGAGCCTTAAGGTGACTACCTGTTGCGCGATTAAACTTATCTCGACCTTTTTGAGTCAATCCTGCGCCTTGGCTTGTAGGCAACTTATCACCTTTACTCACTGTTAGCTTAGGGTCACCGCCACTTTTCATCTTTTTAGATTGTGAGTTTCTAAAATCCGCAGCAGTTGGCGCGCCTTTACTTCCGGGTTTACGCATGTGCTCACCAGAGCCATGCTTAATTCTTTCTTGCTTGGCGTGTATATTATCCCAAAGCCCACCACCATCTTTTTTCTTTGCAGCGCGCTTTACACTGTACGCAATTGCAACGGCTTGCTTTTGAGGCTTACCTGCGTGAATCTCAGCAGCCACATTTTTACCAAATGCAGCTTTAGATTTAGACTTGATAAGTGGCATGTTAACCCCTTTAAGCTTGTGATTCTTGCCAAGATAAACGTGCAAATGCGGTTCCATTGGAACCAACTTGACTAACTGTTACGTACAAAATATCAGGCCCATCAGGATATGTACCTGTCTGACTTGTTGGCACTGTATTAGATAATCCACCACCTAAAGCTGCGTTACCAAATGGAGCAACTGATGTTAAGTCCAAAGTTGTCTGCCCCGCAGTGTTTGTAAAGAACGCAGCGATTGACTCACCACCACTAATCGTAGTTGCAGTATTGGTGTTGGTTGCAACTTGAACAATAGACGTTGTATTAGTACCGTTTTGTGTTGGTGATGCAAATGCACTGAATCCACTTGTTCCACCAATCACACCGTTCAAAATGAACTGAACCAGGTAACTTGTGGTGGTCAACATAGCA